TGCTATTCTCGACACTCTGAAAAGCTATGACGGGGCGGGCAAACTCCATCAGGTTCTGCAGACGGCCTACAATGCCATCAAACAGGATTCGACTCAGGACAGTCTCACCAAGGCATACGCAAAGGCGTTTGTGGATACGCTTCTTGCCCATGCGCCTCACGGGGATGATTGGGGGCAGGGAGCCGGCGCATCCGATCCCTCGACCTACTGGCGCGACACGCTCAATCAACTCTTGACTGCCGCCAAGGCCATGCGGGACTCCGGGCAATACTACGCCCAGACTGGCTCCAGTGGTACCGGGCCACAAACCCTGACCGTGTTCGTGATCGACACGTCGGGGACAGATAGTCCCGTCTCGGCAGTCAGTGTCGATGTCCAGAACCTTGCCCAGACGACCAGCTTGTGGAGCACGCAGAACGGAACCAATTCGCTCGGAATCGCAACGGGCAACAATCAAGTGTCTACGGCGATCTGTCTGGTGGGTTATCTGCCGGGGTACGTGTTCCCGCTGTTCAAAGACACCACCGGCGCGGGGACGACGTTCTGTGATACGCTCCGTGGCTACAACATCGTGATTGGGACACCCTCCACGGCGGGGCTGAAACGTGTCTATGGGTACGAGTTCCAGGGCGGCGACGCCCTTGAGGGATTGCAGGTCACGGCCAGCCTGATCTGCCCGACGTTGACGGGTGACAGCGTGGTGGTGGACAATTCAAATGGAGTGCAGTATTCGGCGGGAATGCAAATTGGGGACAAGACTGATGACGCTGGGTTGTGGTACGTCGATCTGCCGCTCAACAGCAACATCAAGCCATCTGGAAGCCGGTGGAAAATCACCTGCTATGATTTCAGCGGGGCGGCGCGCTGGTCGGTGACGATCAATATCACCACCGAGACAACAGATTGCATCGGACATATAGCGAATGGAGTCACGTGTCCATAAGGAGTCGATGGGTCTGAAATTCAAACACGACGATCTAGAAGCTGAGTGGAGAGAGACATACCCGCCACTCCGGGCACAGGTTCTTAACCTAGCCTGCTTCGCCGAAGAGCTGGGAGTCCCCGATCTGGTTGTGACGTGCCTTTATCGGACTTCAGATGAGAACACAGCGGTGGGCGGCAAGCCCACGTCCCTGCACATGGTCAAGCCGATCCGGGCGGTAGACATCCGGCGGCGGACGCTGAACAAAATGCAGATTGAACAACTGCACCAGCACTGGAACCGCTACAAACCGTCGATGGCTTTTGGATTCAACGATGAACCGGACAAGGTTCACATTCATCTACAGGTGAAAGAGGTGTAGGTGTCGCCGTAACCAGAATCGGAATCGAAGCCACCATGATGAGTTGTTGTTCTTGGTAGTCCGAGCCGGAGAATCCAGCAGCGTGCCATCAAACAATCGTCGAATCTGTTCACGTCCTTCGGGGGATAGGCTATGATTCCGAAATTCGTCTGTCATCACTCACCCCCTTGGCGAGGGGCCGATGGCCATAGTAAAATCATCGCAGCGATATTAAGAATCACTGTAATTCCGCGCAAGACACATAACAACCAGTCCATCACTCACCACCTTGACGACGGGTCGAATCATTGGCCCAGATTAGAACAGCTCCGAGGATTGCTAATGGTGTGCTCATCGCGAAACAACTGCCAATCAGACAGATAACGCCGGGAGTCCAATCTTTCCAGTTTTCCCAGTCCATCACTCACCGTCCTTCTTGGCCTGTCCTTTGCCAGCATCAAAACCGGCCTTATAATAGAGGACGGCGATCACGCATAACCAACAACACGCCTGTATAACTTCCCATCCTGTCATGCCACGTCCTTCTTCCCCTGCTTGTTTTGCAAGAACTTCAGGAACGGAGACGGTGGGGATGGAATCCCACCATTAAGCAGGATCATGTGATTATTCTCATTGAAGATCGGAACAATGCGAGGTTTCCTCTTGCGGTTCATTGTCTCCCCTTGGCCTGCTTGTTGGCCCAGTAGACCCGGAACGCCACAAGATCAGTATCGCGTAGCCATATCTCGCAGGGCATAAGGAGATCGGTGTTCTCCGCGCACTTTGGGCAGGGGTCGCCGGGTTTGTATTTTCTTCCGACGATCATGGTTCGACAACATGGACAAGAGGTGACCTCATCATCTGATTCAGTGTGGTAATCCTCCCCCTGTCCACGATGAGTCATGTTGCGTTTTTCAAGGATCGGCATGTCGGTCTTCGGTGAAGAACACTTCGGGCAGCGATCTCCGGGTTTGATGTTCGTGGGGTCCCACGGCGCCCACGAAGAATTACACTTGGGACAGAATGCCGTTATCGGGCCAGGCATTCCAAGTGCTGCTTCAAGGATCGGCGCGCTGGGGGCGGGGGGTTTGGGTGATTTGAGCATTCCGCGTTGATTCAGTGCATCCTCGACCCTCGCCAGCCGCGTCATGAGCGAATCTTTCCATTGGGCAAATTCCAATCGCCACAACTCAAAGTTTCCTCCCGCCGCCAGCCGGAACTCGAGTGTTTGTAATCGTCCCGCGATGTCTTGAATCGCCTGGGCACATTCTTTGAGTCCGACCAACTCACCTGATTTCCAAAAGCTCATCACATCCTCCTAAACCCCGATCCCCGCCCGCCAGCGGAGGACCGGCGAGAATCAACGCCAGCGGGCAGGGTGGGGTCTCTTTTGTGTGATTGCCGGTCCACACACAGCCATCTACGCGGACCGGGGGCTGAGTGTCAAGACCTTTCTACTTCAACTGTCCGAAATTCTCGGACGGTTGCTTCTGGCACCCGGAACGCACTGTTTTAGTGCAAAACTATTTTCAGGAAAACACAGATTTCTCTTGCGCTGTTCTAACGGTGTTGTATCTTGCTGCCGAAAACGGTAAAGGAGATGATGCGGATGCCGACTGTGAAAAGACAAAAGAGAACACTGACGCGCATGGAAGAATGGCTGCGAACCCATCAGGTGACGTACCGGGAACTGGCAATGGCGATGGGCCTAAAGAACCACGTCCCGGTCTACCAGTTTGCCCGTGGATTCTCGGCAACGGCTGAGGACAAACGTGCAATTCTTAAGGGTCTCCATTCGATGGGCCTGTCAGTAGCAGAGAAGGATTTGTGGTGAGCAATCTTCCACATAGAAATTTAGGCCACGTGTGTACCACCTCCTCCACGTTGGCCGAACGGGTGCGGTCGATCTCCGGGATCTCCGCGCCCAAAGAATTCCGTGCAGTGGTCCGCGTGTGCGAAACGCAGGAGCGAGTCATCTGCTGGGGCGTAAGCGTTGCCGGTGAGAGCACGTCGGACATGCCAGAGGCGCAGCGATCCACCAGGGCGAAAGCCCGAAAGATGAACGCAAAACCGAATAGCCGGTTCAAATCCGGCACCACTGCACAAGACTTCGCCGCCTTGCGAGGGCGGCTTTTGCTCCACGCAGTCAGCCGCCCGATGTCCGCAACTCATCGGGCGGCCCCCCTGTCAACTAGCGGAAACAACGTCATCAACCAACCGTGCCGATCAGCGGCGGCCAAGCTCCCGCAAGGACGTACTGACTGATTGTGCTGTCACCCGGCGGTCGGCGAACCTACCCCTTGTGAACTGACCGCCGGGAATGAAAAGAGGACCGAATGAGTAGAACACCGAAATACACACCGGAGTCGGTGGCAACGCAGATCTGTGATGAGGTGAACGCGAGAGCCGATGTCAACCGTCCAGTTAGTTTTTCGCAACTCGCCCTGATCGAAACGGCCGCCACCAAGATTCTGCGCGAAGTCTGGCCGACGCGCAAGCCGCGGACGGCGAAACCGAAGGCGGTGGCATCATGAGGATTCCAGCACCGAAGAACGCAAAGCCGCACGAGGTCAGGAAGCCGAGAGGCGAGCCCGGACCCACAACCACGATCACAATCGGCGAACACAGCGCCAGTCTCGATGAGGTCAATGCTGTGGTCGATGGCATGATCGAAACGATAAAGGGAGCGGTGGCTCCGCTCATCCACAAGACGAAAGAATATCTCCGCTACGACTTTACCGAGGCGGAAAAGCTTCGGATGGGGCTGGAGCTCGCCCAATGTACTGAGCGGGTCGCTCAACTCGAAGCCGAGAAAGCCGATGTGGATTCCGCGATCAAGGCCCGGATCACGAAAGCATCGTCTGAGGGGTCCGCGCTCGCTCTTGCCCTGAACAAGGGGTACGAGATGAGGAACCTTGAATGTGTCGTCGCGTTCCATGTTCCCGCGAATGGCAAGAAGACCATCACTCGAACGGACTCCGGCGAAGTTGTCCGCGTTGACAAGATGGACGCCCACGAGATGCAGGAGCAACTGCCGCTCGGAGAGTCAGCGGGGACGCCATGAGTCATTGGACAGATGTACCACGACAAGGCGGGGCCTGTACCGAGGCCCTCGAATGCGCGGCGCGATACGCGACGTTCGACTTATTCTGGCTTGAGTGTGATCGTCCCGAGTGGATGCTGTGGGCTATAGCGCATGGTCTGATCGATGTCCCTGTTGGTTTCGACGACGTGGTTGTCCCGGCTAGGAACGTGTTCGACGACGCGGTTGTCCAGGCTATGAAGGTGTACGACGATGTGGTTGTCCCGGCGTGGAACGTGTTCGACGACGCGGTTGTCCAGGCTAGGGCGGTTGTCCCGGCGTGGAACGTGTTCGACGACGCGGTTGACCAGGCTATGGCGGTTGTCCAGGCTAGGAAGGTGAAGGACGACGCGGTTGCCCAGGCTAGGAAGGTGTACGCCGACGTGGTTGTCCCGGCTAGGAAGGTGTACTGTGCATCAATCCGTGCGGCGCAGAAAATTGCGAAGGAGACGCCATGACCACGGCACAGCAGATGGAAGACCTGATTCAGGCGAAGCAGGACATGATCGAGGCGCTGGAGACAAAGCGCGCCGAGCATCACGAAGCAGGCGTGAAGTTGCAACTTGGGGAGCGGCGGCCATGATGCTTGAGCAGTGGATCACGCTGATAATCGTGGTTGTCGGTTGGGGCGCTATGGCCTTGGTAATCTATCCTCTGGTCGTGGACGTGCGGGAGTTGATCGCAGAATTGAGGAAACAACGATGAACGAAGAACTCGAACCAGTCAAGAAGGCGCTTGTCCTTGTTTTTTCTCGGTGGTTACAGAAGGACCCGTCTTATTACGAGGACCTTAAATTCTCGCAGCTGACCGAGATTCGAGAGGGCATCACAGGCATGATGCAGGCCGTCGTTGATGAGACAATCAATGAAGTGTTCACGATCCAGCCGAAACCACAAACGCAGACCCCAGTGCAACCTTGATCGCACCGGGGCCTGAGGACAACGAGAACTTCAACCAGAGAGAAAGGTAATTATGCCAGACGAATTGTCAAGCGGAAAACCGGCGGGGGGATTCGGTAGTGAATTCGGGATGATGCTCGCGGCGATGAATGCCATTGAGGCGTCCAGGAGTCGCCCCCCTGCGCCGAAACCCCACCGTCACTGGTGCCCATCATGCGGTGCCGTGTCGGTCTGCACCTGCTACACGGATAGGCGAAAGAACGCCTTGTTCTGTGACCGCTGCCTCGGCAATGCGCCGTCGTGGTTGGTTCAGATATTGGAGGCGGAATGATTACCGACGGATGGAACAAGGTCGATACATGGCGCAAGAACAGCGCGGACGGATCGTTCACGGTCGAAGTGACGCGATTCCCCGTGAGACCGCTCCCCGTGAGACCGCTTGACTTTTCTTGGGGTTCTAATGGATGGCAGGTTCATGCCTACATTTCAGATCGTCACCCTCATTTCGCCGCGCTGTCGAAAGCGTTGGATGCCGATCTGGGTCAGGGCACTGGCAACATGCCCCTGCACTGTGGTTGCACATTCCGAGATTACCATCGGCGCTACAAAAGCGAAGAAATCGGTTGCGTCGAAATCGGCGCTGACTATCGACACCTGCACGACGATCATTTCTCGCATTACGAGACACCAGAACAGGCGGGTGAAGTGTTCATGGACGCCGAAGCTCTTTTTGCGTGGCTGGCAGAGCGTATCGCGCCGCGCATCGTTCCTGCCGAACCGCCTGACGCCGACGGCGACGCGGCGGATGAGGCGAGAAGGGTCGTGGGCCATGACGCGGGATGAATGGTTGATTGAGCGTCGCAAGGGGATCGGCGCGAGTGACGCGGCCGCAATCCTTGGCCTGAATCCCTACAGCGGGCCGGTGGCCGTCTACAGTGACAAGCTCGGAATCGGGCCGGACGTGATCGAGACGGAAGCGATGAAGTGGGGACGGAAGCTGGAGCCGTTCGTCGCTCAGGCTTTTGCGGAAAGACACCCGGAGTACACCATCGAAACGCCACCGGAGTACCACATGGTCTGGCACCCGGAACTGAACTTCATCTTCTGCACACCGGACTACTACCTCAAGCCCGTCAATGGCGCGCAGCCGGGATTCCTCCAAGTCAAGACGGTTGGCTCCAATGCGGTGCGTTACTGGCCCGACGACAACCCACCTGACCGTTACTTGGTCCAGTGCATCCATGAGATGGCCTGTGGTGGGTTTGAGATTGAATTCCTCGACGCGCTGGTGGGCGGTCAGAAAGAACGTGAGTATGCACTGACAAGGGATCTGACGCTTGAGCGTGAAATCATGCGGCGTCTCTGCGTCTTCTGGCAGGACCACGTCATTGCCCGTGTCCCGCCACCGCTCGACGCCACGGTCGCATCAGACCGTCTGCTCAAGCACCTGTACCCGGAAGCGGGGCAATTCGTGAGACAGGCCGATGGGGCGGAGCTTGTTCTTCTGAGCGAGTATACGGCCGTCCGGCGAGAGTTGAACAGGATCGGGGAACGTGAAGACGAACTTGCTAACCAGGTGAAAGAACGGATCGGCACCGACAAGGGATTGGAGTTTCCCGGTGGCCGCGTCCTCTGGTCTTCTGTCGCCGGTCGCCGCACCGTCAACTGGAAAGCTGTCGCCGAAGAACTGAACGCGCCCGCCGATCTGATCGAGGCGCATACCGAAGTATCGGCGCCGTCGCGCCGGTTCACCGTCAAGCTGAATGAGGAAAACCATGAGTGAAACAACCGCTGTCGCCAAGACCGGGAAGCAGGCCGCACTCGCCGCCCTGTCGAACGAGCGAATCATGGCCGCCCTGAAAAGCGTGGCGACCAAACACCTGGCTGCCGAGCGTGTCGTCAAGCTCGTGGTCGGTGAATTCAGCAAGAACCCCAAGCTGGCAGAGTGCGATCCGGCCTCTTTGATCTTGTGTGCTCTGGCGTTCTCCCAGCTCGGGTTGGAGCCTGGCAGCCTGATGGGTCAGGCGTATATGATCCCGCGCAACAACAAGAAGACCGGGAAACTTGAAGCGCAGTTCCAACTTGGATACAAGGGCAAGCTGGCCCTCAACTACCGATCTGGCATGTTCGAATCAGTCTACGCGGATGTGGTCTACAAAGACGACAAGTTCGAGTACGAGTACGGGTCCGCGGCTTTCATCCGGCACATCCCAGAGGGGGCGTCCCCAAATCGCGCCCCGTCTAACATCGTGGCCTCATACGCGATTGCGTACCTCAAAGGATCGACCCGGCCATTGTTTCGCGTGGTTCCCAGGACCGAGATCGATGCATCGAGGAAACGATCTCAATCGCCCGATTCCGGTCCCTGGGTCACGGACTACGCACAGATGGCCCGGAAGACGGCAATCCACCGACTTGAACCGTACATGCCGATGAGCACCGAGATGGCAATGGCGCACGGGATCGAAGAGAAGTCCGAGGGGGGGGAACTTGCCTTTGCGGACTTTGGCGAGATTGAGGACGCGATTAGCACGCCAGTCTCTGAGGCCGACGGCGGCACCAAGGGACTCCGGGAGAAGATGGGCGTGTCCGAACCAACCACCTAGCCCCGCCGGTCGCGGGCGAGAGGAGAATATGATTAGTGAGTATGTGATAAAACTGAAAGAGAAACGGGTGGCCTATGCCTGTGACTATTGGGTGGCGTGTGGCAATGAGCACAAGTTACCGGCGGGAATTCTATATGACCAGCCAACCAATGTTGAGGTACAGATTCTCGAAGTCTCGCATGGTGTAATCCCCGATCCGCCGCCGCCCAATTAGAAAGAGGGAAAAGGAAATGATAATCACGAGAAGAATGCTCCGCAATAAGTTGTGGGACGGCAAACGTCACCACCGAGACCAGCGTCATGTGGGGGCGTTTGCGAAATGCCCTCGGGCGTTCTGCCGGGACATCCGCGAACAAATTGGAGCGATGGAGGGGATTCGTTCAGTGCAGGGAGATGCCCGATGACCGCCACGCCTAGCGCCCTGATTCCGGGGCTGAACCGGGAATCGACGAATGAAGAAAGCGAACTTTCGCATCTGGCTCTAATGGGGCTTGAGGACATAAAATCATGGTCAGAACGCAAGCGCATGGCGGCAAAACATCACGTCGAAATCCGTGCCGCCGGAGTCCGGGCGGGGATCGAGTGGGCGGCGAGAGAGATCAATCTGGAATTTCTCGGTGCCCATGAAGCACGAGGAGCCTCCCGGTTCCTGTTGGATCGCCTCGCCGCGCACGACGCGATGGTCGAGGTGATGGACCTACAGAGGGCAGGGGGCGGGGCCATGACCGAAAGAGAGCTGTACGATATTGAGACGCGGGCAATCGGCAGACACATTCGAAGCCATCAATCTGGTTCACCCTGTTGCTACAAAGCAGACTTCGAGGAATGTTCTGCGCCCAGTTGTGCCGCCTTCAACGCCCTGATTCGCTCCCTGCGGGCGGCGCAGAAGCGAGGCAAAAGATGCCCTCAGAACTAAAACCGTGGGAGCCGTGGCCTGGTTGTGGTTGTGCATCGTGTGTTAAGGCACGTCAGCGCGACCTTGAACGATGGGCGCTGGCTGCATTTGATTCGATCTCAGGCCGCCGACCTGCAAGCGGCGGACGGGGAGCGGGGGCAATGAGAGGGATAGAAGTGGCCAGTGACGCCGACGTGATCGGATACCAAGCCCTGATCGACCAATATGCGCCACAGGACCTTGGCTTCACGTTCGGAACGATGCAGACAGTTCTCAATCGACTCTATTACGAAATCACCGAGCGGATCAAGTTAGAAGATGAACGCAAGGCGGGGGGCGGGGCGTGAGGATCATCCTGCCATGGCCACCGAGCAGCAACCACTTGTTCCCAACCGTGGGGCACAAACGCGTACTCAGTCAGGCGGGCAAGGATTACCGAAAGCTGGTTGGGCTGATCTTGCTGGAACAGGGGATCACAGAACGGCTGGGAGATATGCGACTGGGTGCAGAGTTCCATGCCTACCCGCCGACCGAGTGCGTTCTGGACTTGGACAACCGGCTTAAGGCGCCGCTCGATGCGCTCCAGGCAGCCAGGTTGTTCGACAGTGATTCGCAATTCGACTGGCTCCAAATTCATCGGGGGCCGAAGCCACAAACCATCCTCGAAATTGTGTTGGGGAAACCATGACGGCTACCGTGGCCTACGTCGCGGCGGGGAGAGTGAAATGAGAGATCAAGAACACAATGTCACTCATCAAAGCGCCATTGAGCGGCGAGCCAAGCAACTGCACGACTGCTGGTGTGCGTGGTTCCATGCCACGCATCCGAATAGTGGACACGATGATGGCGGCCCCTACAATCTCTCCTACGAACAGATCGCGGACAAGAGCTGGTATCGTTACTGGGCTGAGTTTGACCTTGACCATCTCCTGCCGCCGGGGATGACGCTCGAGGATTTGCGACGTATTGAGTCGCAATTGCTCGATGAAACCGGACCACTGATGATCCCACTCGATGAATGTGCGACAGTTCTCACCCGCCTTCTGTCGATCCTCGATCCGGAGGAGGGGGGAGAATGAAGGTCGTCTACATCAGCCTATCGGTATTAAAAGGCTGGTTAGAATCGGAGTCCCCCGCGTGACGCCCGCGACCGCCGCGAACGGAGAGACGGGGAAGTGACGCCGTACTACGACGATGGGCGGGGAATCGTGAAACTCCGCGTATTAGTGGCGTGCGAGTTTTCCGGCATTGTACGCGATGCGTTTGCCGCACGCGGGCATGATGCGTGGAGTTGCGACCTGTTGCCGACCGAGCGACCAGGCAATCACATTCAGGGCGACGTTCTCACGGTCCTGACTGACGGTTGGGACTTGATGATTGCGCATCCGCCATGTATACACTTGGCCGTATCGGGCGCCCGCTGGTTCAAGGGCAAACAGGCAGAGCAGAAAGAGGCCCTTGAATTTATACGGATACTTCTGGCGGCGCCCATTGACCGGATCGCTTTGGAGAATCCGGTCGGTATCATATCGACACGCATTCGCAAGCCCAACCAGATAATTCAACCGTTCTGGTTTGGGGATTCGATTCAAAAAGCAACGTGCCTATGGCTAAAAAACCTTAAGCCGCTGACGCCGACAAAGATCGTGGATAGAGGATTGATCTACGTGGACCCAAGGGGAAACAAACACGGCGGAGTACACACAATGCGAGCAAAGATTGCTTACTCGCCCTTGATGCCGTTGCCACGAAACGAGGAGCGTTGGAAGATTAGGAGTCGGACGTTTTCGGGAATCGCAGAGGCGATGGCGGAACAATGGGGGGAATCCATGATCGCCGTCCGCCGACTCGCGCAGGAGGAGTTGGCGCTGTGACGCCCCACGACTTCCCGGATCGCACGCCCGATGATGCGCGCCGCGTTGTCTGGTATCTGCGGACGGTGCCGGGGTGTCATACGGCGGCGGAACTCTGCAATGCGCTCCATGTCAACAGCCGGGATCTCCAGTACGCGATTCAGTGGGCGCGATCCCAGGGCGACAAGGATTTGTCGTCGATCATTGGCGACAGCAATGGATACCGATGGGATCAGAGTCAGGAAGCGGCGCGAGAGGCGATGGCGCAATTCGCCAGCCGGCATCGGGCGATGCGACTAAGCGTTGAGGGGATTGTCAAGGCGGCCGGACCGGGGGCGCTGCAGGAGGAGTTGGGGTTGTGACACTATTCATCGACGGGAAGTCGTCAGGTGTGCGCCTGTCTGTTGAGTTCGACGGCCGGCGGGTCTGGTTGCGCATGAAAAGCTTCAAATACTTGCTGGCATTGGCCGCGGCGCGGCACGCCACGGTTGACGGTTGGATCCACAAGACCGACATCGAACCGGGCGACAACCAGATTCGGTACGTCTACCAGTTGCGGCGGGAGCTCACACGTGCGGGCGTCAGGGGTGCCACGCAAAACCTAATTGAGAATGACCGGCTCGGTCGGTATCGCCTGATGGTTCCAGTGGATAAAATCTCATTGGACGCGGAGTTGTTGCGCAGATCCCCGGACGCCGATATTCGGCGCTGGGCTGTGACGAATGGAGGAATGCAGTGAGAACGCAACGGTATTTCAAGGTGCTCGGAATGAATGGTGCGTCTTTTCATGGTGGGGTCGGAACTTGGTTGCCGCCGATTAATGGCATTCCCCAGCCCATGCCGCGCATCGAGGGGGATTTGGTCGCGTGTAAACGGGGCTATCACATTCTGCGCGCGAAGGATTTGATCCACTGGCTTGGTCCGGAACTCTGGGAGATTGACCCAGCCTCCATCGACTGGGACGGAGCACTGTTTGAATGGGACAAAATAGTGGTACGACAGGCGGCATTGCTGCATCGACTCGAGGAATGGAACAACCGGACCGCCCGCTTATTTGCCGCCGATTGCGCCGAGTCGGTTGTTCATCTGGTCGCCAACGAATATCGGGTAGCCGCCGATTGGGCCATTGACGCAGCGCGGCGGTTTGCCAATAGCGAAACGGATGCGGAGGAATTGGCCGCTGCCTTCGACGCTGCCGTGGACGCTAGCACGGCTGCTGCCCGGGTCGCTTCCATGGTCGATTCCTTGTGGGCCGCTGCCATGGCCGCTTCCCGGGCTGTTGCCCGGGCTGCTGCCCGGGCTGCTGCCCGGGCCGTTTTCTCGGACGCTACCCCTTTTGCCTGGACCACTACCAGGGCTGTCCAGACGAAGAACCTGTGCAGTTATTTGGGCATCGAAGTGTAGAGAACAGTGAGGGTCGGTGGGCGAGAAACGACGCTGGACGAGCATTCAGACTGAGCGCGTGCTACTGGGGATTATTGCCCAGGGGCGTCTATCCAAGCGGCGCTTACAAATTGCGGCTGCGATCATTTCCGACTCGTGGGCGCACTACCGCAAGGGCGACGATCCCGAATTGTGCAATTGGACCCGCGATCCCATGCCGGTGGCGCGAATATGTCGGCTGACCGGATTGGATCATGCACCGGCCAGTCGGGAGCTTCGGGCCATGATTGCGGCCAACCAGGTCCATGTATCGTCTGGCACCGAAGATCAACAAATCAGACTGTCTTTCAATGAGCATTTTGACCAGTGGATCGGTGACGAAACGTCACCGCCCGATGTGACGAAACGTCACCAAAACGGTGACGAAACGTCACATGTGACGAAACGTCACATGTGCCAAAACGTCACCGCCTATGTGACGAAACGTCACCAAAACGGTGACGAAACGTCACCGCCCCACATTATATCACCTCACCTAGAAACCACAAAGAACAAAAGAAGCGCGCACGCCGAAAAACGTGCGCCGCGCCGGGACTCGACTTGGGACAAGTTTGCCGAACTCTACCGGTCTGAAAACGGGTGCGCCCCAACACCAAAAAAGGCCCACTTCGTCAACCTGGCCGAACTTCGCCGACACCACCCTGAACCGCTAATCACCCAAAAGCTCGCGTGGTACTTCGCTGGATCCCCGGCGTTCATCACCCCCCCCCACGACTTCGGAGGATTCTGTGCCAACTTCGACCGAATCTCAGAGAACAACCGCAAACGAAACAAGCCCGAAAGCCCCGTCGAGCGACTACAGCGCATGGCTCGCGTGGCTGACGCAACACGTTCTCTGCCCGCTGGAGGGGGCGTTCGCCCCGCAACTGAGCGGGGGATGCCTGAATCAGAAGCAGGTTGATCTTCTGAGTGAATTACTTGCCCCGTGGCCGCGGCCCGACGTTCTGGCAACTATGCGATTCATCCTGTCCGACTGCCCCCGGTTCCCGACGCCCTACGACTGGGATCGGCTACGACCACGCCGTGAAGATCCCCTGATGCCACCGGTCACAGAATCCATTCCTGAGACGTTTGAGCGGCTCGCGAAAAACGCCCCAAACAGTTGGGCTCGATTCGTCATGCAGGCGACTACATGGGGATTACGTACACACAAGATAATCCCCGGTGGCTATCTGCCAGGGGGACACCCATCAATACCCGAAGCCTACGACAAGATCATCGAAGAGGGGAAGCGCCGGGGAATCCCCCAGCATGAACCCGATCAGTTCGCAGAAGCCAAGCGCAAGACGCTCGAAGTCCGCCACGGCGTCATGGCCTATCAGTCCGAGCGTAAAGCCCTACACGCAGCCGAAAGGCGGACCCCATGAGAGGACGGCACAAGCGAGACGACCACCCGTGCGCCGACTGTGGCACCGTGATGCTCAACGTCGATGTCGCCCTGCTGCGCTGTCCCCTGTGTTGGAAAATCTATCGCCGGACGTACCATCACTACTGGCAAGTCAAACGGGACGCGAAGAGACGCCGCATCTGCATCGAGTGTCACCACCCAATCAGGGGCGCGAAACCCACCCAGGAACTGCACGCACGTTGCGCCCAGCTGCGTGATACCCGCGCGAACTGTGACAAGAACCGGTCTACCGTGCGGGGGAACGCGGTCGCCAACGTCAAGGCTAAGGCCGGGCCAACTAAGCGCCCCGAACGCAAGACGTCGCTCAACTACGGCGACCTCATGCACGCCCCACCCGAAAAGGCCGCCCGGTTGATCGACCAGATCCTTGCCGGGGAAGCGAGCGTGACGGGATAACTCCGATTTCCGCCGTGTTGGGAGTCGGGCTGGTCCGAGATCGTGCCCCCAAACGCCTGCAAACGGCTGTCTTTTGACGCTACGGCCCCAAAAAGGGCCGGGGGCATCAACTGGACGCCCCCGGCACGAAACGCGCTGTACGGGCAGCTAATGGGCTTCGATCTTCCGCCAGCCCGTGCCATCGTTCAGAGCGACACACGCCACCGCACATCCATCGTCCAGCCAAATCGACTGCAGTAGCTTGCAGTTTGGGTAAGTCGTTTCCAGATATAGCAGATACCCACCCTCACCGTCTGTTTCGTAGTCCACGTCGATGGGTGTGGTTACGACCATGCCGGCACGTAACAGCTTGCCGTGCACGTTCTTGAGAATTTCCTTGACGGCCATACCCTGCATCATGCCGACCGGCTTGGACAAGTCAAAAAAGTCCACCGACAATATCAATATTCGGCTGGCCAGCCCACTCAACGCTTCGCTCGTCTGTGTGCTCATATCTCCCTCGCTTCCGGCGTATATGCCGCCAATTTCACCAGGATCATTGTTCGGAACGCGCCCACGCTTTCCGAGTATCCCAGCTCCCAGTTCGAGATTGACTGTGACGATACTCCCAAGTAGCGCGACAACGTCTCTTGCGCCATGTCCCGGCCCTTCGGCCCCGGATGGTCACGCCGGAATTGCCGGATCGTCTCTACCCAAGTCATTGGGTTGCCCCTCCCGTCGCCTTGGCGATTGCGGCCTCAAGAATCTCAAACGCGGCCTGGTCGCGTAGTGTCCACTTCTGTTTTGTCTCAGACCGGAATTGCAGATTTTGGAATGCCACCTCCGACGCCGCCAACAGGTCCGGCGCGGCAGCGAATAGGTGGGCGTTGGCGTCCAGCTCTTCGGTGTTGTTTGGCTTGCTGCGGCGCATGTGGACGGTCGCTATCTTGCCGTGCCCGTCGTCAGGTCTGATCGTACACCAGCCGTCGCCATACTTGATTGTTAGCGGTCCCGGCGTGTGCTTCTGTGTCTTGCTCATTCTCTCCCTCGTTTCTGAGCGCTATGCGCCCCGTTAATCTTCCGTAAACAGTCTGTGCGCCAGCTGCTTGCGAAACTCAAACGGAATCCAACGGACAACCAACCGAGGAGTATTGACCTCGCGCGCCGTCCGTCGTGCCTGATTGAACCAATCTGACGACCATTTCCGCCCAACCTGTACCAATCCCCTCGAAGCCTTCCGGTGCAGACATTGGCGAAACCACACCAACCACTCTGCCCCCGTTAGATTCTCAAAGCGGTCAATCTGAATCTGACCGTCAGGATTGGCTCTTGCCCAACGGTAAGCAGCAATCAGACCCCCCGCAGTGTACTCTCGTTTCATTTGCCGATCCTCCTTCTGTGCTGTTAAAACTCCACAAACGGAACAACCAGAAAACCGAGCGATCCAATCTCGATGACCGTGCCGCCCAGCTCTCCCGCCAATTGCCTCGCATCAATGTGACCGTCGATGTTGTAGGAGAATGACAGCCACCACATAGCCGCACCAACCGCCAGCGTCAGCCCCAGTGTGATGATTCGTCTCATTCTGCCGATCCTCTCTGTTGCGCCAGGATCATTCCCGGCGTCCGATACCAGTATCGACAACCATATAGGTAATGTCAAGGAAAATCTGCACCCCGATGCGAAATAAACAGCCGATTGGCTCATTCGAACCACTTTCCCCCTTGACTTCCACAAACTGTTGCGTATAAACCACAGACGCACAGAACTTGTGCGTCGAAGGCGGTGGTGGGTGTGGCGCAAGGGCGAAAGCTTCCGAATATCAAGGCTTCCAATGACTTCGACGAGTTGGATTCAAAACTCGTTGCACACGTTCAGGATAACCCAGACTGGACGTATCAGTCCGCCGCCGATTATGCAGGTTGTAGCACCTCAACGAGTTACGACCGAATTACTCGACTCCGCAGGACGACATGGGTTCAAAATATGCGAGCTTCCTACCGGAGCCTCGGGAAGAAGCAGGTCGCGGCGATTGAACGCGGGATGGATGACCCGGCCATGGCCCCCTGTGCTCAGGTTGCTCTTAAGCTTGGCCATGGTCTTGGCGTTCTCGAAGACAAGCAGCAGCACAGCGTCAGGCTTGAAGACGCCACCCCCGAACAACTACAGGCAGCCCTTGACAAACTCAGTGACGACCAGCTCCGGGCCATTATCGCCAAGCGAAGAGCTTGCAGTGATGGCTCAACTAACTCTGGATCGGCGGACGGCCAAGGCTCAATCACAAGCTGACTCTCGCGCCTACACGCCTAGCCCGAAGCAGCTCGCGTGTCACGAGTCAACGGCGCGTGTGCGGTTCTTGGCGACGGGTAACCGATTTGGCAAGACAGACCTAATCGTCAAGGAGGCTCTTTGGTGGGCGACGCACACCCACCCCCACCGCGATACTCCAAAGCCTCCCGTTTCCATCCGGTTTTACATGGATGGGTACGATGGGCCGCACTGGACTGACGTAATCCGGCCTAAGTTCCGGCGCTACCTCGATCCTAAAGACACGGGCGGCGCGTTTGACGAAGTCTACAAGGCGGGCGAGAGGCTACTGTCGTTTAAGAACGGTTCAACAATCAAGTTCCTGTCCTACAACCTGGGCGACACATCACGCGGCACACAAGCCTATGCTGGTGCCGAAGTGCACCTAAACATATTCGACGAGCACGGGCAGCTTGAGGTGTACCGTGAGGCTGGCGCCCGTATCGGGCCGGGTATCGAGCCGCAATTCCTGATAGCCTACACGCCCCTGCTCGGACGTGCGGCATGGGAATACGACGAAATCTGGATGCGCTGGGAGCGGGGCGAAACCGGATATGAGTGTTTCACTGGCACGATCTGGGACAACCCTGTCCTGAGTAAAGAGGTGATCCAGACATACCTCGACACGTTGCCCCCAGAACAACGCGAGATCCGCGAGAGTGGGGTCTGGACTCAAGCGGGCGGGCAAGTCTACCCGATGTATGACGGGCGGATAGTGCTATTCGATGCCAGGCGACTGCGTGATTCCACGAAGTCCCTCATTGTCGATCCACACCCATCCCGTACCAAGGGTCATCATCTGCTCTGGTGTGCGGTGGATCAAGACCAGCGCATGTATTCGTATCGTGAGGCGATTTACCGCGTGCCGATCCCTGAGATTTGCGACCTGATTCGGGCGGTATCCGCCAACGAAGACATCCGCCGCTTCTGGATTGATCGTCACTGGGGTTGGGCGGAGAACGAGACAGGGAAGTCTATCCAGCAGCAGTATCAGGAGAATGGCATTCCCGTCCAACCCGCCAGTGACGACAAGATCGGCGGAATTCACCTGTTGCAGACGGCGTTGGAGAAGTCGCCGACGACACAACGGGCTATGTTCGAGGTTATGGACACGTGCCCGGAGACAGCGCATCAGTTGTCACGCTACAGTTGGAAGCCGCAGACTCAGGCAATGCGTGAGGCGGATCGGTGGCAGACAATAGACGAGCGTGACGATTTCGCAACCTGTGCGCGTTACTTTGTGCAGACGAATCCGAGGTATGCGGGACAGGCGATCCCTGTCGTCTACGAGCCGAAGATGACGGCGAGTCTTTCACGGAAGTACAAGAGGGCGGCTGCGTGACAAAATCAGCGTTTATGCAACTTTACTGGCGGATGATGTCCGTTCCGCAGGATGACCCCGTGATGTATTATCCAACCAAGGAGATGGCCGACAGAGTTGCCGACGATATGGGAGCTGCTGGATATACGCGGCCACGGGTGGGCGTCTATTGTAATCGCAAGAGGGTCCGGGCATGACCCAACTGACTGTCGATCAGGGAACAACGGACACGATCGACATGATCCAGGAGGCGATCAAGGTATGCCGTCAGGGGATGTCGGAGCGTGTTGCGTTGTGGCTGGAGGCGAAGGATGCGTATGAGACGGTTGCGCCGATTGTCAACTCGAACGAGGTGTCGATAGAGGTCAACCACGTCAATCCACTCATCGAACGGTTGCTTCCAAGGGAGATACAGGCTGTTCATCCTCAGCGGCCCTATTTGCCATTACGTGCAAATCTGACAGAGAACCAGTGGGCGGCGCGCATTTACGAGCGCGCGATCGACAACAGCATGGATCGGGGCGGGTATTTCCCGTCGTATGTCGATGGCGAGCGGGGCAAGCTCAATTACGGGTGCGGGTTTGTGCGGCCATTTTGGGACGCCTGGTACGAGAATCAGCAGATCAGGCAGCCGCAGTTTGGGCCGGATGGTCAGATTCAGGGGTTGTCGAATCAGGTGCAACGCATGATGCGGGATGGCCTGAGGTTTGAATATATCCCATGCTGGGCGGCGCTGGCTCCGCCGAACGGTGATACGTTGTTGTCGAAAGAGTTTTTTATCGTCAACCGGGTTGTGAATCTGGCGGAGATTGAGCGCGGGATTGAGACCAAACGGTACGCGATTGATCCGGCGGTCGGGATCGCAAAGCTCAAGAGTGGTATGACATCGGAGGGTGTCGAGTGGCAGAAGCAGTTCGAGAAAGACGTTGACGTTGCCTATCAGGGATCGGACACGCAGAGGGTGGGTGTGCTGACCGAGTTCTACTCAGACAAGCGATGGGCGTGTCTGTGGAATTACGAAATTGACCTGAGTTTCAAGATGGATCAGTCGCCCCGGCTGTACAACGTCGATTTGCGTACCAAACCGGTGGCGCAACTGCGCCGGAACGTGGGTGTGGGCGCATCACGGTTCTGGGGTGAGCCGTGGTGGGCGACGATTCGCGATAAGAGTATGCTGGATTCGCTCTGGATGACGCTATACGCGCACCAGTTGTTACAGAGCGGAAACCGGATCAAGTTTATCCGCGAAGGATTGATCGACAAGGAGAAACTCACGGCGGGATTGCCGTATGGCGCAGTGGTTGAGATCCCGGAGTCGGTTCGGGATGTGCGCGAAGTGATTGATGAATGGGAATCTGCGCCTCCGGGGTCTGGAATGATGGAGATGCACGGGTTTACTGACGATCAGATCACGCGGATGTCGAGTCAGACGGAGATTACGCGGGGCCAGCAGCCAGCGGGGACGCCAACGGCCAAGGGGATGAGTATTCTTCAGTCGGAACAGCAGACGAATCTTGGTTTTGGGGCGCGCTACGACGAAAACACATATCTGGTCGAGATGGCGGCGCTGGTGACCTCACTATTTGGTAGCAACATCACGATTCCGCAAATGGCGGAACTTGTTGGTTGGGAAGACACGCAGGCGGTCAATATGACGCCCGATCCCAATTCGATACCGGGCGGGTATCACATGCAATTTGACGGGGCGGAGCGGGTAGTGCAGCGGCAATTGCGATTCGAGCGCATCAAGGAGGCATGGAGCGATTTGTCGCAGTTGCCAAGGATCGCGTCCAGCGACGAGGCGCAGAATGTGTTCATCGAGGAATACCTGAAAATGGCGGGGATGGATGACAGGAAGATTGAGCAGGTGATGACGGCGCCTTCGCCACCGCCGCCGCCTCCAGAACCACCGCCACCGGCACCGGCTTCGGTTCCGCAGGGACCAAAGGTCAGTGTCAGTTTCAAGGGTGAATTGCTGCCGGTTCCAGAGCAAATGGCGCTATTGCAGGCGTCAATGGGTGACATGCAGGGGCAACCACCGCCTGCGGCACCGCCACGACCGGGGGTGCCGGAAGCCCCGCTGCAACAAGCACCGACAATGACGCCACCGGATGAGATGGCGGCGCCGGCCTCTAACGAACAGGCGGCGGTAGAAGGTGGGGGGCAGTGAAGAAAGCCGGACACATTTTCAGAGATCGCCGCCGCGTTACCCAAACCGGAAAGGTGCCGCTTCCCAAGACCGTGGACGCATCTTTGCAGGCCGTCGTGACCCGGAGCCGGACAGACGTGGTTCTGACGTGTGACCAGGCCAATGCCAAGGCCAGGGCCATGCGCGAGGCGATGTACAACAAGCAGATACTTGAGATGACCGAGGGGGGCGCTCCGGGTGAAGTGGCCATGATGGAATGGCCGGAGAGTCCTGACGCGGGCGGGCGGATGTTTAATGCCATTGTGGATAGCGTATCGAACGGTGATGGCCGGTTGAGCGGGCCGATCAACATGGACGGCGACCGGCGTGTGATTTACCGGGGCAAACTGACGCATGTGATTCTGAGCGGGGATGTGTGTCTGAAGAAGTTCGGGATCACGAAGACGGCGCTGATTATCAGCCCGTTTGACAACAGCATTTCGATTGGGACAGTGGAAGTTACCAGGTGACGATGACGTAACCATAGCCGAAATGTCGCAAGCCTGATCCGCTGCGCGACGACGAAAGTCTGGGTCTTGCCACTCTGCCGCTACCCAGCAGGCAGAGAACGGCAAGACCCTTTTTCGGCTCAACGGAGTTGAAGGGAGGTTGTGTGGCGAGGTCGAAAGTCAAGAAGGACAAGATCGAAAAGAAGTTTCCAGACAACAAATTTCCGCCGAAGGGCGGCAAGACCAAAGGGGGATGCAAGTGAAGAGAATTGTCGTACTGATTGCGCTGGTTGCCTTTGTCGTGATGTCCTTTTCGGCGGGGCAGGCCGTCACTCCAAAAGGCCCATTCAAGCACAATTTCGCTGTTGCGTCGGGTGCGAGTCTTGGCAGCGATCACAAATCCAGTCTTGCTCAAGTTAGTCCGGTGTTCAAACTGCCTGTCGGCGCTGGATATATGGTGTGCATTGAACCAGATCGCGACTCAACCGCCGCTTGGAACGCCGACACGTTTCACATCGCGCTGATGACTGCGCCGGAAGGTTCTATTGCGGTCAAGGATTCGATCACTTCGGGATACAACCGATGGAATTGGGTACTGGTCAAAGATTTCGTGATGGCGAAAACGCACAAGGCCAATACCACGTGCTACCAGTTCTACTTTCCGCCGCTCGATAGCGTCATCAACGGCACAGGGGCCGGGTCCGACATTCCCAGCGACTCACTTCACCTTTATGGCCATATCGCCGTCAGTGCCGGGATCGGGAGGTTCGTCTTGAGCATGGACGATGCCGACTCAACGGCGGATGCGGCCTGCGGCTGGAACGTCTATCTCATTGATGAGGTGAACAAGTGATGACGCGCTGGACGCCAACGGTGGCGCTGGTTGCCGTGCTGTGCTGCATGGCGTCCGGCGCTGTGGCCGGTGACGGCTACTTTCAGAAAGTGATAACATTCACGCCGGGGACCATCGACACGGCGAGTTATCTCGATGGTGCAGATGACACGGTGAACGACTCCCTGATTTTCTACTCGCCGACGTTTGGGGTAACGCAGGCATGGACTGTCTGCAAGGCCCGGTTGTTCTACAAAACCGTGGACACAACTTCGACCATCGACACGATCGGGTATGAAATTCAGTCGAAGTTTGACTCACCCTACGACAGCACATGGTGGAAGATCGGAGGTGTGGCGAAAAAAGAAGAAGATGTTATGAATACGAAGGCCGATTCCATGACATCTACAACATACTTTGACGCCGACACGATGGGCATTGGCAATCTGTTCCGCGTGAAGTTTGCACTGATCGCAGAAGAGGCCGAATGGCGGGATGTTGCCGCCGCTGGACCGGGCGGGGGATTACTGCCGCTGAATGCGATCTACATCCTCTATTTGATGTTCGTGGAGAACAGTTACCCATGAAAGTTGCCGGCATCGAAATTGGGACCTTCTTTCAGACGCCACGGGAAGCGGAAACCACGCTGCAACGGGCGCGGCGGCTGGATGAACTCTCAAACAAACTGAGCGAAGGCAAACTGTCCGAGCGGGAACTCGCCCCCATTTTGACCGAGTGGCGCAATCTCCGCAAGACAACCGAAGACCTGGCGGGATTGCCGGACTTGGCGGCAGGACGGGCCTTGCTCAATCAGATGTCCGAAATCGAACGGCGGCTGACCGAGGGACTGGCCGATGAGGTTGTGGCCAAATCGCAACGGGCTTACCAGCACGCCGTTGAAATCAAGCTGCTTCGCGCCCAGATTCACGGGATCGAAAAACTGACCAGCACTCACAAGACTGGTGTTCGGGCCGCCGTTGACGCGCTGCGAACGCGGTCAACGAAGGAGAAAACGTCATGAGTGACGACAAGGTGGTATTCCCAACGAACGATCCATTTGCGTCGGCCAGTACAGAGCCGGAGCCAGCGTCAACACCTTCACCAGAACCCACACCGGTTGCGGAAGAGGTTGTGACGCCGGATGCCGTGATTGCAGAGCCGTCCGTTCCAGAGGAAACACCCCCGGCAGAGCCGGAAGTCACACCCGCGCCAGATGCCGCGCCGGAACTTGCCCCGATTCCTCCGCTCAGCGAACAGGAAATCGAAAAGGCGGTCAGGGTGCAGCAGTTGGAGGCCCGCGAAGAGGCGCAACGCAAGATTGACGAATTCAACACCCAACAGCAACGCCAGAAGGAAAACGGGCATCTTTCGTGGGCGAATCGTTGCAGCAACGATGCGGACTTTGCGAGTACGGAACTCGACCGTCTTGGTCCGACAGCGTATTTCCGTGCCCTGTCGCTGGCCGACCGGATCATTGACAATCGCGCCGCACAATCGCGGGAAGCAGAGCACCGGGCGCAACTCCAAAGTCAGGATCAGATTCGCAAGCAAATCCAGCTGAAGCACGACATGGACGTTGCGACGGAACGCGCCTACAACTACGGGAAATCACTGGGGCTGAAAGAGGATCAAATCAAAAAGGTCTTTTTGGCCCACGGTAATTGGGCGCATCAGCCGGATCTCGCAATGGCATGGAAGGACTGTCGCAATGCGTTGTATTTCGCGGCGCATACGCAGGGGATTCCCGAAGCGGCGCAGACAGTTGTGTCGGCGGAGGAAATTGCACGAGGAAAGGTTGCACAGACCCCCTCGATGGGCGGAGCACCGCGTCAAAAGGTGACTAACCCGGACGAGGAATGGGCCAATAAGATGGCCGCTGAAATCAACGGACCTGGCGGCACGATCTTTCAGTAAGTCAACAAGGGAATGAAGACATAGGGGGAAGTAAGTTATGTCACAGACAGTAACCACGGGGCAGCGAACCACTCACGGCGCACAGTCGGCACTTATCCCGACTCTATTTGTGGATAAGGCGCTGGCGGTCATCACGGGCAGTGCGATGGGGTTCTCGTTCGTTGCCAAACTCAAGAAAAGCAAATCCATCGGCACGCTCCAGCCGAAAGTCGGCGAGGACTTGCTGTTGAAGAACTGGACCACGGTGGCCACGGCGTATGCCGCAGGCGCGACTTCGATTGTTTTCGCGTCTGGCACGGGACAGTATGCCGCCAGCCGCGACATCATCTACAACAAGACAGCCGGCGGTGGCCGTCACATGTGTGTTTCGCTTTCTACTGACACCTGGACTGTATGGGCGAACGTCGATTCGGGCACATCCACGGCTGGGGCAGTGGGCGACGAGTTGATGATTCTCTCGGCCTACATTGAGCAGGGCGGCCCATATCCGCGTGCGAAGACCGTAACCGAAGTGCAGCGGACACACTACCTGCACACACACAGCACATCCATTGAGTTCTCCGAGGAAGCGGAGAATGCCGATTCGTACTTCACGCCGAAGGACTACCCATACCAGAAAAACAAGTTGTTCTTCATCGAGCACGTCAAACAGCGGGAGTACAAGGCGCTGTGGGGCATGAAGGGCCGTGCAGTTGCTCTGTCCACACTCGGCACATACACCGACCTCGATCCCGACGGTGCGGCGGCGGCCAACCAGGTGCAATTCGGCTGGGGATTCTTCCCGTGGATGGACTCGGTTGCTGATGCCGATCACATTCTGACCGACACCGATCTGACCGAGCCGGAGATGACCAAGAACTTCGAGATGATGTTCTTCGCGGAACAAGAGCCGCAGCACATCGAAAACGTGCTGGTGTTCTATCCCAAGGAGCTGGCGACGGGCATATCCCTTTGGAACATGGGGCGCGTCCGGTTCAACGCCAAGATGGGAACCGGAGCCAATCTCGGCTTGACCTGGAACGAGTGGGACAGTCCGTTTGGCACCATCAAGTTGAAGTTGATGGAGCATTTGTCGGCGCGTGTGGCTGGTGGTATCAACCGGTATTTCTCGGTGGATACCCGGTTTCTGACCTGGCAGCCATACAACGGCATGGATACCCGTGTCAAGCAGAACGTGGTGCAGGACGGTTACCATCGCCGGATCGACGAAATCACCGAGACGGGCGCAGTAATTTTCAAGCAGCCGAATGCTCACTGCGTGGGGAAATTCATCACCACGTCGTAATGGTGACGGCATGAGTACTCGTTCTTGGGAAATCTATACACTGACGGACCCGCGCACATTACGTGCGCGGTACGTCGGTGTGACATTTCGTCCTGATGTCCGCTACAAAGAACATCTATGGCATGCGTCGAATGGGAAGACCTACCTATATAATTGGATTCGGGGACTTCTCAATCTTGGATTCAAACCTATTTACCTCGTGCTGGAATATGGTCAGGGGGGGGGGTGGCAGGATCGGGAGCGGTTTTGGATTGCCACCCACCGGAAGTTCTGCCATTTGGTGAATGGCACCGATGGGGGGGATGGAGTATCTGGTAGGCCGTTGTCTCCAGAACATCGTGCCAAGATTGCTAAATCACATCGCGGCAGGGCGATTCTCTCTTTGCGAGGGAAAGCCCTTTCCCCGGAACATCGTGCAAAAATGAGTGCGGCATCAAAAGGAAAATCTAAATCTCCAGAACACCGTGCAAAAGCATGTGCTCAGTTAGTAATTGCACGGCAAAAACGTTGGCAGATGGAAAGGAGCAAGTAATGTCACGATGGTATTGTGCATCAGGGCGGCTTGGAACAGTGACGGTATACCCGGAACGGAAACTTCCCGGCGACTTGCGGGGTCCGGCTGGGTACATTACCGGCATCACACTCTGGGCCGAAGGACCAGACTTCATCGACACCGACAAGTTGCCGGAGAATGAGATCGCGGAACTGCGGAAATGCTGGCCGGATGAAGTGACTTTCAAGACAGAGGAGGTCACCAAAAAGGGCAAGGACGGTGAAGACATCAAGACAACCGAAAACATCCGGTTTGTCAAGGTTGTCTGGAAAGAGAAACTCGATGAGTGGTTGGAGGCCAACGCTGGCGTCCTTCATTTGGTCAAGGGTGTCCCCGTTCAGCCTGTGAAGGTTGAGAACCTTTCAGCCGAGGAGCGCGACGCAATCTATCTCCAGCGGCAAGAGGCGGCGATGCGCGGCGAGGTTGTGGTATCGCCTCCTGCGCAGAGAGTAAAGACTGGCATGAGGACGGTGTAGGATCATGACCGATGCGACGCTGATTCAGGCTGTCATCAATGACCCGCTGGTCAAAGAGCGGGGCGCAACGTCGGACGCAGATGGTACAGTAAGACCCGCGACACCGGCGGAGTTGCAGACCAGGGCCACGCAGAATCTTGTGTTGGCCATTGGGATGATTCTGACGGATCAGGCGATTGTCCGGTCGATTCGGGAGAGCACCTACACACTGACATTGACAGGGGCGACCGGCTACGATTTACCGGCGTATGTCGGTCGCCCGATCAATGTGCGAGCAGCGGTGAATGAACGACCCCTGACGATTCTCGCGTCAGCAGATGAGTATGACCGGTACATGGCGGATCATTACCCGTCACCGGACACGGGCACGATACAGGCGATCTACGCCAACCGTGATGCGGCAAGTGGCAACTGGCACGTGACGTTGATCCCAGGACCGGGGGTTTCGGGGAGTTTGTTGATCCGATATATCTACCGGCCCCTTGAGCCTTACAATCTGGCGCAATTGCCCCCGGAACTACACCCGCTTGTCACGATCATGGTGTTGAATCGCATGACGGGCGGAGCATTGAGAGATGATGTTACCGAGGCCAAGAAGAACGCCCAAAGAGCGTTGGGGGGGGCGGCGGCCTCGGTTTCCATTCAGAGATACCCGGAGAGTACCCAATGGCGTATAAGACGCATAAACTCTGGTTCATCGTCGTTGCAGCGGCCCTCTTGGCTGGGTTATGGCCCGTAGGGTCGCACGCCCAGGAGCTTGACTCTGCCCGCCAAGCCTACCGAGCGATAGCCGCCTGTGTGGGGTTGTCGTATCTCGACTTCGGCAGCAGCAACAGCGCCGTCCTCGACACGTCCGCGGAGTTGATCTATGCGCTCAATGCCGGTGGGAGACAGGTGGCGGCGGATTTGCCGTTCACGGTGGCGGACACGATCACGATTGCTCCCGACGTGTTTGTCTACGCTCTCAACACCAATTTCATGCACGGGGGACACCCGCAACGGCCATACGACATCTTCCAGATCACAAAGAAGGGAGATGGGATCAACGGCATTCCAATCCGAACGGCCACTGACTTCGGCGTCGTTATCAACGCGCCGGGGCAGGTGTTTGGAGCACGGGTAGAGGGGCAAACCCTCTTGATTTATCCGGCAGCACCGGCAGGATCGAAACTCTACGTCTATGGACCCGGCGACTGGGTTCCGGCGACGGTTCCTACTTCGCTTTTAACAGGGATGCCAAACGACCGCCGTTGGGGAGTTGTCTACTGGGCAGCCGCCATCATCCTTGAGAATCGCGTGGACCCACGGGCACAGGACTATCGGGACAAGTACGCCGCCTTTGTGACGGCGCGGCGAGGTTCGGTGGGGGCACAGCAATGAGACGCCGCCGCCCGATCAACTGGCTGGAGTTCGGAATCTGCACCGCGATTCTCTTTGTGGTGCTGATTCTCATTCGTGGTTGCGACGTCAAAGCGGAATGGGTCACGATCGACAGATTCGGCGGGTTGAATACCGACATCAACGCCAGTCACCTGAAGATGGGCGAAGCCCGCTATGCGGTCGGCGTCTACATCCGTGACGGCGAACTGGTCAATGGGGATTACCTAAAGTATTGCGGGATGTCGTATGTGAGTACAGAGCCGTGCCGGGTCTTGGGACGGCTTTCCCTGAACAACGGCGTCCTGTTTGACAATGGCTTTCTCCAATGGTATGACGCCACCGGGGATTCCAGTTACATCATGCAGGACACGGTTGTTGTGGGATCGGACACAGCGCGGGGGATTGAGTTCACGGCGCTGGCCGATACGCTGGGCGACTTGCTGATACTCCCCGACCTCGATACCACAATCGGCAAGTTTGCCCTCTCTACGCTGGAGGGGTTGCAGATCACTCCTTTTGGCGGGGCGTTGAAGTTTGTGCCGATCCGGGCGATCTACTCGGAGAAGTATATCCGACTGCGTGACACGGGGCTGGTGGTCAACGGTACTCAATACTTCATCAAGATCGCCGGGAGCGTCATTGGCAACCGGAATCTGACTTCGCTTTCGTATCCGGACACGACGCTGTTTTTCAACGGTCAACAGATGACGGTTATGACCAATGACAACATCGGTCAGGGCCAAACATACGTAACGGCGGGTCCGCCGGATACGACACTGATTCGATACATCACGGCAGACGACGTGGATACCAACAAGTGCGGGATGTTGCGCTTCAAGGGTCATGCTCCACAATTCCGCAAGCTGGATGTGGGCAAGTTTCTGTACCCACAAGACACGTCCTGCGTCTATCGCGGTTCGATGTTTATGATCGTCCGGGCCGATTCGGTTGCTGGGTATGACAGTGTGAATTACTGCGTTCTGGCGGACACGGCCACAAAGAATCGTCTGATGAACGTGTACAAAGCCGCGCCGATCCGTATACAGGTGTTTACCAGGCCCGCGATGAAAGAAGTTGCGCGTAGTGGGATTACACCGAAACAAATGTATTCGTCGATCTATGGGGTGAAACAGAACGACTCGCTCGTGTTGTACAACCCGCTCTGTTCTGCCCAATATATATATTCTCAAACCTGGAATACGTTCGGGGCGATGTTTGGTGCGTGGAAGGATAGTGTTCGGGCGGACAAGCACGCACTCGAAAATGACTTCTGGGAATTTCGAGAGCAGGGCGGCCCCGGTTGGCCGCCATCCAGATGGGGTGCCCGCGTGATCTTTCATAGGGTAGCGGGCAATACGGTTACCTACGGTTCTGGAACGCTTACCCAGGATGTAGACGATGCTGTTCGGATAACGGCAATTTATGATTCACTACATACGACTATCCCTACATATGGTTTTGGGCATGTGGGGTTTCCGAATGGTGTGGTGGTCTATCGCGCTGTATCCCGCTTTCCCATTGTCCAGAATGACACGTCTGGGGTTACGGCTGTCACGTCTCACTGGACGATAGCGGAGAACCACCGGGCGCGAGCCTTCTATTCTGGCAATCATCTCAAGACACCGTGGGATAGCAGTGTGATGGTCAAGTGGTCGCCCCTGGATCACTACGATACCCTTGGCGGTGCAGGAAGCGGGATAGAACGCTTCGAGGGTGACGCCGAGGTGGTCGGCCTCAGTTCGATGGGGTCCAATCTGATTTTCTACCGCCGCCGCCCGCCCAATGCGATCATTTCTCTTTCCGGGTTCTCGGATGAGGATTTCTACTTCAGTCCACTCAGTACCGGAGTTGGCGCGGTATCAGATCAGTCCATTTGCCGGAACCCCTTGGATGAGGCTGACTACTTCCCGAACAACCTGGGGTTGTGGTGGTGCGACGGCAGTTCCGTCACTAAAGTCGAGACAAATTGCGAGTCGATTTTTCAGGACTCGATCAACTGGGCGGCAGAGACGCAAATCTGCGGAGTCGTGTTCGACAACCACTACTGGCTGGCCGCGCCGTTTGGAACATCGACCATCAATAACCGATTCCTCACCATCGACCTTGTAGACGGGGCCGTGACGTTTGTTCCGAACCCTGGGACCTGGGTTCCATGCTCGATGAAACTTCTGCGAATACCGGGATATCAGGACCGGGTGTTTGCCGGGGCGGCGGATACCGGGATGCTAATGGAGATCATTCCACCGAAGAGTTATGCGGAAACCGGGGACGTTTTGGACCAGTTCAGAAATTACGGCGCGGCGGGCGAGTGGCGTTCCGGCTGGATGGATTTCGGCGACCCCACACAACGGAAACGGATCAATGGATACGGAATTACGTATCAGGGAGATTGGAGCCGGTTCTTCTACGGCGGTCTACCCGACTCAATCATCGTCAGTTTCTACAAGGACTTTTCCGAGACAGCGGTGTGGTCGGATCGCATAACATTCGGGGGAACCACGGCGACGACCATGACAACCTCAAGGAGAATGCCTGTACCTGGGGCAGTACAAGGACACCATCTGTCTTTCGGGATACGATTTACGGGCGCAGATTCACTCGCAAGCGATGTGCTTGTCTCCAGATTCGCAATGGACGTCGTGCCAGTGGGGACGGTAAAGCCGCGATGATGACGATTCTCGCCATGCTGTTTGTGCTGGCTGCTGCGCCTGTCGAAAACCAGCAGGCCATCTCGATCCCCGCGCCGTTCGGGGAATTGAGCCGCCTCGATCAGCAGACTTGGAAAGAGCAATGCGCGAAAATGAACGCGGCACTTGCTGTTCTCTACGAGGCGGCACGGGACAGCACCATCTTTGACATGGGCAAGATCACTGGGCCTAAACAATTGCAGCTGGCGAGTGATGTACAGCGGCAGGCATGGACAGAGGAAACGCGAAAGTTCAATGAGGTTGTCAAGACGGCGCTTGAAGCAATACGGACCAAGGAACTGAGTGAAGCGCCTGCACGTCTGACGCCTCCATCCCTGCTGATGGAAATGAGTGCGTTCGATCAGCGCGTATGGAAGCAGCAGATTTCCAAGATCAATGAGGCGATTGCCTTTTTCTACGAGAGAGTCAGGGGGTTGTAATGCCAGGGGCAGGAGTATATCGTGAGAGTCCGGCGCAAGCAGCGGCAAGAAAAGCGAAGGAGGCGGCAAGGGCGGCGCGACCTGCTGCGCCAGCCGTACCGGGATTTGGGGTGAGGCCGGCGGCGGCGCAACCACAAGTGGCGGGATTCGGTGTGAGGCCGCCTGCGGTGCAACCCGCGGTGGCGGGCGGGGCGTTACCGGCTGTGCGGCCAGCGGCGGTGGCTCCGGCACCAGTGGCCGCTACGCCGGGGTTCGCCGCGTCAAGGGGCGGGGGAACGACCGGGGGACCCGGTGGAACATACGCTGATCGGAATACGGCGCAACCGGCTGGGGGGGATTCTCGCATGGCAGACCCGATGGGCGGCGGGGCTCCGAGTGGAACAAAGGCGTATAAGCCTCCACCGCAAGCTCCCCTTCTCCAACCCGGTGATCCGGGATACAACCGCACAGCAGATCAATACCCGACGGATATGGGGTCGAAGGAAGTGCGCAACGCACGAGGTTCATACGCGCAGATGCCCGAAGTCAGTGGCGACATTGCCAATCTTCCGAATCCGAGTGATGTCTATAACCCGGCAGTCGGCGCAGCGCAGTACAATCTCAACCGAGTGCTAACCAGTGATCCGAACAAACCGCCACCGGGGGCAGATTACCTGAGCGATTTCCGAGATCAGGGGCGTGATCTCATCAACAATGCGCCCGGCGCGCAACCAACGTCACAACGCCCCGATCTCATGGGGCCAGCGGGGCCATATCAGAAACCCGACACCTGGGGGTCGATGTCGCTAAATGACACCGGGCGCACGGATCGGTTTGCCGACGCTGGGTACGACATGCTGTACGGGGATCAGGGACGCCCTGAGTTGGGGGGTGTGCAGGATTATCAAAAACCCGCCGATGCGCGATACGACTACGCCAACAGGGGCGGCGGCAACTTCGATCCGAACAGTGTAGCGGGTCCGAGCGTGAGTAGGATTGCAGATTCGGGACTGAGTTTGTCTGGCGCTGCCGGGACTCCGAGTTTCAAAGAGGCGCTTGATGCGGCTAAGGGATTCGGTGGATCGACGAATGTGGCGCGTGAGAATCTGCCGGGGCCGGTTGGGCGGGAGAACATTCAGGGCAGCGGGTTTGCCGGGAATGAGCTTTTCACCGATCCCAACTCCGTCGCCAGCCGGGGGTTCAATGCGTCTCTGGCGGCCAATCAGGGGCTTGCGAATGATGATGTGACCGCCGACACGTCGGCGATGGATGCCGCGGCAATCGCTAATCAGAATGCGATCTTCGCCCGTGCGGGATTGGCTGGTAGGAATGCTGCTGGTGCGCGTGGCTTTACTTCTGCCGAGGGAACCGTAGCCGGTGGAGAGATGGGAACGCGGATCGGTGAGGCGGCGCTAGCGGCGTCACAGGATACGCAACAGCGGCTTCTCGATGCCAAGCTTAGGACGCTGGGGATGAGGGGCGAGAACCGCAGGGCCGGGGCATCGGGATTGACCAGTCTTGGCGGGACAGCGTCTGAGGCAGGAGCGCGGACAGCCGGGTTGTTGCAGAATGAGAATGAGACGGATGCTGAGTTCAGAATCCGGCAGCGTGAGCAAGACATTGGGCAAAACGAAACGGCGGGCGGATTCGGTGTAACACAACGCGGGCAGGATATTCAGAACGCCCAGTTTGGGGCTGGTCAGGGCAGTCAGAATCTTTCCGGGGTAGCGTCTCTGATTAACGCTACTGGCGGACAGGGTACAGATTACGAACGCATGAAGAATGAGCGCGCCCGGTTGGGACTGGACACGGGGAAAGCCAATCAGGAGGGCGAGCTTGGCGGGTACAACGCACAGACTGGGCGGATGACGGCTCAGGGCGATATTGCCAGTCAGGGGCGCGCGGCTGATACCGCACAGTTCGGGGCAGAGACGACACGTGGGTTGGGTGAAGAGGCTGGCCGCCGTGCGGCTGAAGCTCAGGGATTGGATTGGAACACTCTGGACGCCAATCAGCGGATGGAACTCAACCGCAGTGCGAACACCCGGTATCAGACCGATGTGACCCGTGAGGGGCAGCGGTTGGATGCGGCGGGGAATCTCATGCAGACATCCGGGCAACAGGGATTCCAGGAGCGGGAACTTGAGCAAAACGCCCGGCAGTTTGCGGCGTCACTCGGCAAGGATTACGATGCCCTGTCAGCTCAGGAGCGCAACGACATCAACACTCAGGCGAATCAGCGGTATCAGACTGACGTGGCTGGCGAACTTGGGCGCGGGGAGCAGACTGGTGAGAATTACCGGGCGCAACTGGCTGCGACTGCCAATATGTACTCGACTGACGTGAACCGGCAGAGCAACGAGATTACGCAGCAACGCGATCAGTTGAACAATGCCATCCAGACGGGGCAACTCGCCAACGATGTTCTGAGTGGCAAGCAGAGCGGCCAGCAGGCGGCGAATGCACTGGTGGCCAGTGGATTGTTCCAGGATCAGAACGCCGCGTTGCAGTTTGTGATCGAGATGACGCGGCAGGAGCAAAATCGGTGGCAGACGAACCGGGCGGATGACATCGGGCCTGGTGACGTCATGGACTACTATAGTAACATGTCGGGGGCGGCGGCGGCGGCGGTTGCTACGTCTGACGTGAATCTCAAGGAAAACTTCGCGTTAGTGGACGGCGCGGAGGTTCTGGCGAGGATCGAGAAGTTGGCGGTGTCGCAGTGGAACTTCAAGGGCGATAATCCCGGCGTCCGACACATTGGCCCGATGGCGCAAGATTTCCACGAGGCGTTCCCGCTGAATGCGGACGATACGCACATCAATCTGCTGGATTGCAACGGCGTCTTGCTGGCGGCGGTGAAAGAACTGGCGGCGCGGGTGAAGGCGCTTGAGGCGAGACTATAATGCCAACCAGTGCGGGGAGATGGCAGGCAGGCGATGACCTTGGCGGTGCTGCGCTGGGTCGTGGTATTGGTGCTTTGATTGCGGCCAGTCAGCAACGCAAGACCGAAGAAGAAGAGGCCGAGAGGCGTAAGCGGGGAGAGAAGGCCGTTGCCCGCCTCAAACTTTCTGCGCGTGGTATTCAATGGAAGCCAGATCACGATCGGATGATCGACTCCGGTGGCACGGCAGATGATGTGGTCAGCATGGCGTTGGCAGGGAAAATTCGGCAATCGGAGTCGTTACAGAGAGAAACGGCGGCAGAGGATAGCGCCCGCGAAGCATCGGTAGCGATTTCTCGTGGGCAGGGACTGCTGAAGAATCCGCAGTTTCAGAAGTTGACACGCGATGATCCTCGTCGTCAGTCGATTGCCGATGCGGCGTTGCACGGTACGATTGCTCAGAGTCGTGAGGCGATTCAGGAGTTGGAACCGCCCAAGCCGGAAAAACCGGAGAAGGCGACCGACTCCGCGATGGATCGTGCGGCGCGTGCTGAGTATGCGCGGGACAAGTTGCCCGACGATGCAAAGACGCGGTTGTGGGTTGCGATTGGCGGAGAGATGCCGGGGAGTAAGACATTTCCATCTCCTGAAGTAGTGGCATCTGATTATGAGCAACAAAGAAGTCTGTTGGCCAAAGATCAGACCCCGGCGGAAGTTGCGAAGCGGGGGCCGGTCTGGCCAGACTCAACAGCCGCCAGAGTTTTGACTTCTAAAGAAGTTGCTGATTCGGCCCGTGTTCTCACGAAACAACTGACCAGAGAGAAACAGGACGTTGCTGGTCAACAACCCCAGGGGAGCGGCGCTGATCCGTTGATTGATGCCCTAGAAGCCGAATTGCGGAGTTTGATTGAGGAATTCCAACGGTTACGGAGTGGTCAGTAATGCCGGGAATTCTTGAAGAAATCGGTACTGAGCGCCGGGCAGAGCGGATCGCCAGTCTTCGGCAGCGCATTGCCGAACTACGGCAGAAGATCGCCGGGTATCGGGTGGCAAAGAACGCACAGAAGTTGGGACCGGAAGCGGGGCTTACCGATTTCCAATTGCTGGCGGGGATGAAGCCGAATGAGGAACCGGCCCAAGATCAGCAACCAACGATAATCCCGGCGCGGGGGCCGATTGATACTTCCCGTCTTGCCGCGACCGCCCCTTCCGGCCCGCTGGCGGCGAGTTCGACAGGGGTGGTGACTCCGATACCGCCTCGTGGCGATACGATTGGTGCGGGTCCAGGGATCGACTACAGGGCCAAGATCGGGGCTACACCAGACTCGTGGGTGAACCAAGAACAAGAGGAAGTGACTGGCATTGGTCCACTGGTCCGGAACCTTGGGCGTGAAGCCATTGGGCTGGCCAAGGGTATCGGCAAACAGGTTGTCGATCTGGCGGCGGCGAGCGGTCCCATCGCTAACCCGGCAGCGGCAAATGCTGTTGTTGAGGATCTGACAGGCATGGTATCTGCCAGCATCGACGCCATCCACAACGCCGGAACCGCCATCGGGACAAACCCCTTTGCCGGTGGGTTCAATCCGATCATCGAACACGCCAAGGTGTGGTTCGATCAGAACCTTTCGGCGGCGGACGCCAAGCGCAGGCACGAGGAAATCGACCGGAAGTACCCAGACTACGCAGCGGCACGCGATCAGGTAGACAAGAACCTATTCGGCACGGCGCTGGGGATCGTCGGTATAGTTGCGCCGCTTAAGGGGATGATCGTACCGAAACCCATTGACCTCGTGGCCGGAATTACGGGGGAAGGAAGGGCGGCTCTTGCCGAACGTCAAACGGCACTCAGGACGGGCCGACAGGATTACCGATTGCAGGATGCACGAGCGCGGGCCGGAGAGCCAGCCCCTACTGAAGCCGCTGGGGGGATTGCCAAGGAAGGCGCGGCTCCCGGCCCGGCTGAATTGCAGACTTCTCCGGTTGGTCCTCCTCCAGCCGGAATCCCCGCTCCGGAGTTGCCCCCGGAGCCGTCTCAACTACGGGCGGGCAGTGCCATATCGCGGCGTCCTCAAGAAACGGCTGTCCGCCCTGAGACGCCGGAGGTGAGTGTTCCCGGACTCGTCAAGACGGTGACCAAGGAAATCACTGACGAGGAGTTTGCCACAATCTCGTCAAAGTATAATCGGGGAAATCAACAGTCGGCGGTTGGGGCTGCTGCAAAGTCTGCCAAGAAGACTGGTGAACCACGGTACGTTATTCCGACAGCCAATGGTTTTACGATAGTTAAAGAGGAGCCGACCGGTTTTACCAAGTACTGGAAGATCACAGTCGATGGTAACGTTGTTACGGGCCATTTGATCGACGGAATGGAACGTCAACGGGCACTGCGAACGCAACCGCCTACTGCGAATGAACCCCCCGGCGCGGCGGCCTTGCGGATGAAGCGCGAAGTGCAGCCGAAGATTGATGAGGTCAACGCGGCGAAGGCGGCGACGCCGGAGACTGCCGTTGCGGAAATCATCGACGGAAAGCGCGAATCGTCTCTGGGTCTGAAGGAATTCAAACGTCAGATGGTGGTGCGGATTGATGAGGAGTTGAAGGTCGCGCCACCACGATCAACCTCATTGAACGAGGTTGTCGATATCTACAAAAGGAACTTGAAGGCCACCGATCGGTCTTGGATAAAAGAGGAAAAGAGGAATGCGGCCATCGCAGAACTTGACGCTGGAATGGCTTCGACACGTCAAAGGATGAATGTTCCTACGGTTACAATCGAGATTCCCGGTGACGGCACATTCAAAATAGAGAAGACCCAAGAGGCGCTTTCCGAGTTGAAGACACGGATTTCCGGTCTTCGTGAAGGGACTACGAGAGTCGCTAAATTCCCCGCGTTTGTCAAGACGGGAGAATCGCCAACACCGAAGTATACGTTTGATGTTCCCTTCGATGTTCTCGGCGAGGAAAACATGACCGTTCCGATCCCGTCGTCACCAAGAAATGCAACGTCGATCTCCACCAGGAATGTCGAGGGGACAACAGCCTATGTGACTGACGGGTGTTATTTCATTAAGAAGACTGCGATTCCCGATGCGCGACTGGAGAAACCGACCGAGCCGATGACAATTCCGGCCAAGAAGTTGAATGACCACGCGGCGAAATACCTGCAACAGGAAATCGGATCTGCGCTGGAAGAGGTTGGTCGTATTAGTGGTCGGGATAAAGCGGAGACGGCTGTTTTCACCGATGGGAACACTCGACTTGAGTTCAACGGGTACTATGTAGACTTCTTCCATCGGAACGTGAAGGATTTCTCGCTTGCGTTTGCCAAGGGAGAGGGAGCGGGAGAGATTCCTCATGCGTTGATTCTCTCTAAAGGAAAGCCCGTTGGTGCTTTGATGCCCATAAGGTTGAGTGCAGAGGCCGAAGCGGCGATCATCAAACCCATCAGGGCAGTAACCAAATCCGCCAAGCCGCCGCTCGCCGGGGAGGGCGGGGGGGGCGTTGAGATTGTCAAGCCGACAATGGAGGCGGGTGGTGGTGTTGGTACTCCGGGGATGACCACGAGCCTTGGCGCGAAACTCGGATTTGAGATGCGCCGTCAAGCGGCCAAGACACCGGATGTCAGTGTCGAGATGGCACGGGAGATGAAGAAGCCGAGTGTGGCTCGGTTCTTCCGGCGGCCCCTTAACTTTGTCGAGCAATTCGGCCAGTACGCAAAGCAGGCGCAAGAGAAAATCGTCTTAGCGGCCCGTGATGTGCAGGCCGAAATCTGGCGGCGTGACAACCTGATGAATGAGATCAAGCGTCAGGTTCCGAGTCAGGATTGGGGTGTTAAGGGGGAGAGGTTCTGGAAGTCGTTTGAGAGTCGTCCCATCGAAGAAATCATGGCCGATCCGAACCTGCAACCCGGAACCAAGACGGCAGCCAAGCAACTCCGGCAATTTCTCGACCAAGATCGTACCGAACAGCTCCAGCGAATCAGAGAGCGAAATCGGAATTGGGTGACGGCAGAAATCGAGAAGCAATATCGTCAGGAGATTGGGGCAAGGGGCGAGCCGCTTGGGGCGGAGGGTGATCCGGCGCGGGCGGAAGTGGCCCGACGTGTTGATGCCAGACTCAAAGAAATGGTGCCGGAGACTTGGCGGATCGAAGACTACCTGCCGCACATGTTCCCCGGTGATTACCTCGTCAAGATTATGAATGCCGATGGTGAGTTTGTGACTGTGGGATCGGCAACGACGCGCATGGAAGCGATGAGCAAGGTCGCGGAAGTCGCGCACAACATGGGGATTACCGATGCTGCACAGTTCCAAGTTATCAACAAGGGATTCAGCGCGCCCGATGTGGTCCGGCTTGGTGCTGGCCGGTACTGGTCGCTCCTAAAGGAAATCAAGGAAGCAGCAGACATCAGTAAGGCCGACTTGCAGGAGGCGATGAAAGGCAAGATCGGAATGCGGGCCGCTCGTCAGAAATGGGCGGCTCCATTACAGCATCGGACGGGCGCAGAGGGATTCACGAAAGACATGATTCGGGCGATGGGATTGTACAACCGTTCAATTGCCCGGAACATCTACACCACCAAGATGGGGCGCGAAGTTACACCGATGATCGAACGGATTCGCGGTGACAATCCACAACTGGCCGACTACCTGCAATCAAATTTCGATGCGGTCTGGGGCACGAAGCGGAGTGCCCTGTCCGAAGCGTTCGACGCCTCATTGCAGCACATTCCGGGGATTCGTGATTTCGTTTCTCCGTTCGCCTTGGAACGATGGACGGCGGCAGCATTAAAGCAACCCATTGTCTACCTGAAATGGAAGTTGAGTCCACGTGCGCAGCTCCTCAATTCACTCCAGTTGGCGCAGACGGGGGTGAAACTCACGGCTCCTGAGCTAGCGGAAGGGATTCGCTTTGCACACACGGCAGAGGGCCATGCTGCGATGAAGGCGCATAGCGTGGAGTCTTTTGCTGGTGGTCGATTCCTAGAGTTCGGGAAACTCCGGCCAACACACATGGCGGGCACAGAGACATTCAACCAGCGGTCGGCGTGGTCTGCCTTCTATCGCAAGGGGATTAAGGCAGGGATGGATGACGCGGCAGCAAACGACTACGCCTATCTCAAGGGGAATCTGGAATCGCAGTTTGCCTACAATCCGGCAGACGTGCCGCCGATCATGCGCGGAGCTATCCCTTCTACGATCCTGATGTTCAAACGGTTTACGGTGAACGATCTGGAACTTGGCGCGGGACTTCTCAGAAACAAGAATTTCCCCGGTGCGATGAAGTGGTTGGGGGCCAAGCTCGTTATCGGTGGATTGAAGGGGGCCACGAGTCCCATCCTCGCCATTGGGGGAGGATACCTCACGCACAAGATGTACCAACAAATCTCCAAGGAGCACGGCAAGGGTGTCGCGGATTTTCTCGCCTACGGACTACCGGGGTTGATTGGGCTGGACATGTCCTACTCTCTCCAGATGGTAGATGCCCCAAGCGAGAACGTCCTTGAGAATCTTGGTCCGGTGGGGGGGGACATACAACGGTACAGCAGGGCCATTATCGGCAAGGACACGGCGGAGCCATCAGTATTCAAGAGACTCTTCAACACGGCGGTTCAGGGGAATCCCGGTATCGGTAGATTGATTGATGGCCTCTACAAACTCGGAAAGGGCGCGGATCGCGGACTGTACAACTTCAATACACCGGACGGCAAACTGAAGTATCGGGCCGACCTGAAAGACCTGTTGATCTACGCTCTTGGTGGGAAGACCATCGGCGACAAGGTTCTCGTTCTCGGAAGGCCGATCAATGAACCGCTGGACATTTGGACCGATGCGCTGGTTGACGCAATGGCGAAGCGCGATGCGGTTCTTGATCGGATTGCCGCGCAAAAGATGGCGAACCCACAGTACGATGCTGGCCCAGAAGCGCATCGGTTCAACGCGCTTTACCCAGAGTTCCCGATCACGAACGGGGCCATTGATGACCGGGTTGAGGCCCGCAAGAAATCGACAACGCAGAACCGTGCCGAACGGATGTTGCAAACGGCACCGACGGCAATCAAGAAGGTGTTTACACCAGGGGGGAAGTAGCGCATGGCGGGCAACGGGAACGGGATTTGGAAGTGGGTGGCGGGAAGTTTCGTCGCTATGGCGACCGTGTTCCTGACGTTGTTTCTCACGATACGCGCCTCCGATGTGGGAGCTATCGAGAAGCAAATCAATCGCATCGTGAACGAGCTGGTCGAGATCGGGGTTCGGATCAACATTCAGGACACGGCACAGGCGCGGCAGAATACGGAAAAGGCGCTGGATCTGCAATGGAAGATCGCCGTTGCCAAGAACATCGAAGCGATCATGGATGAACTACGCATACCAGAATCACGGCGGGCATACGTTGAACCGGACACGACGGGGGGCCGGTGATGTTCAAGAAGATCGGCCAGATGTTGAAGGCCTACAAGCTGTGGGGTCAAGCGTCTAAACTCATAACAGAATGGAGGCGGAACGTGCAAGAGACAGAGACAGTGGCTGCTGGAGTCAAGTCTTCGTGGGCCAGCAAGGTCAACTGGAATAGCGCGATCACGCTTTTGATCGCGGTCGCGGCCTTGTTTGGCTACAAAATCTCAGAGACAGATCAAGCGACCGTCATGGCGGCGATCATGGCGGTGGGATCGGTGGTCACCATCATCATTCGGACCTTCTTCACAACGTCACTGACGAAGAGTTCGGCGGCGAAGAAGAACGGCGGGACGCCATGAGCAAGTTCAGGAAAAAACCCATCGTGATCGAGGCAATGGAGTACACCGGGAATAACGGACACGACATTTGCCAATGGTCAAATGATGTTGTCGTGGAATCTCCCGTACTTGAACCGACAGAGGACAATCCGACTGGGCGTTATCTCCAGATCAAGACCTTGGAAGGAATTATGACGGCTATAGTTGGAGATTCGGTTATCAGGGGAATCCGAGGGGAATTCTACCCCTGCAAAGATGAGATTTTCACCATGACATACGAACCAGTAGAAGAAGGAGAACCAGCATGAAGAAGTGGAGGGGGTTCTTTCGTGAATCTTGGGACTACGCCGACGGTGGCAGTCTGTCGTTCTGGTTGGGGTTGCCGAGGGCATTTTGTCGGTATTGCTGGTTTACGTTCAAAGACAAAAGGAGAGTAACATGGAGAAGTGGATTGCCGCAGTAGTTGACGCGGTTTTGACGGGTGGTGCCAAGCGCGCCACGAAGTACGTGAGTCCAACATCGGTTGTGACGGCAACCTTTCATGGGAAGCGGTTGAAAGGAGTACGAAGTCAGTCGGTCATGGTGACGGTCGGAAAGCCGAACTACGCACAGCGCGAGAAGATCAAGAGATGGAAGAAGCTCGGCGCGGGAGTCCCGGCAAAGATCGTCGTGGCGACACTTGTTCTGTGTCTGCTGCCGACGCTGGCAATGGCGCAGTACACGCCGGAATTTGAATTTGATCCCAGGATCGGCGTCAACAGTTCCGTTGTCGCCATTGTCATGGGGCCACACGCTGGCGACCTTTGGCTCGATGCGGGTGTCAGCTATCGCATCTACAAGATGCGGTCGGCGCACATGGCGTTGTTGTTCCGTGCCTTGAAGATCGAAGATCAGTCGCCGACATCCTTTGGTGTGTCAGGCCTCTGGATCGAGCACAACGTCATGGGTTGGAACCGGCTGGACATGATCTATGAGATTGGCGGGGCAAACAAGCTGGCCGCAGGCGATGCCGGAGAGAAAGATTGGGGGTTGATAACAGGCGTTGCCGCTAATTTGCACATTTCCGATCAGTCCTCGATTTTCCTTGGTGCCAAGGTGTTCCAGAACAAACCGGGGCGGATCGAGTCGATTGGTGTGGGCGGTGGTGTGGTTTTGTATGCTGACGACTGGCTGGGTAAACTATGGCCGGGGAACTGAAGATGAGATTCCTTCTGAGGCTTTGCGCGGCGGCCGCTCTGCTTGCGATTGGCTGGGCGGCATTGATCGGGGCGACGCCGTCATTTGTGCGGCTGTCCACGCCGATCCTGATTCCGTCGTCCTATCAGGTCTTGAGTCCGAACGTCCTTAGCAGTTGGACGGGAACCACCCTGGGAGCGGATACCCACCGTGTTGCCGTGATTTTCAAGGTCCCGGCGCGGGGGTTCACGCCGGATACGATCACGCTGTTTGGAGTGTATGCGCGTGTGATAGCGACAATCATCGGAACAGACAGCAGCCTGCTGTGCACTCTCTACAACGTGAAAAATGGTGTGCCGGAACTTGCGCCGGGGGTTCCAGGGAAGCCGTATCATCCATCAACTCCGCACGGCGGCAGCGCCGTGACGTACTCAGCACCAGAGGGAATTGTATACGTTGGATTTACCACGGCGGCGGTGTGCACGGCGGGCCAGACGATCGCGGCAATATTCTGCCGCGCCGGTGGCGGGGGGTCCTCCCTCTACATATACCGGACGATGTCATCGGTAAATGCCGCAAATCAGTTGTTCCCATATTGCGCGATCCGGCTTGCTTCAGCGTCATGGACACGCCTTGCAGCCGTTCCGGGATTCGGGCTGAAGTACTCTGATTATGCAACACGCTCATCTTATTTGGACGCGGGAATGCCGGTGGACGTCATTGGGAGCATTACTGTCGCCACCCCGAAAGAGTACGGCAACCGCTTGAATTTCCCGTTTCCCATGAAGGTGATTGGAGCATGGGCCGCGCTCCAGATCGGCGATGCACCGTACAACTTCGAGATCAAGCTGTACGATACCACCGGGACAAATGGAACGCAGATCGCGGCGGCAACGTTTGGCGATACGATCAACACGGCATCGGGTTCCGAGACATCGACCAAGTATCTCTACTGGGGCGGCGAAATCACGCTAAATGCCAATCAGACCTACCGGCTTGTGATTGCGCCAAAGACCACGGCGGGATACGTGTGGGCGATGACGTACTCGTTCAAAGATTCGACCTCGAAAATCTACGGGGCCGGAATCACGTACACGGCGCGGGACTCTGTAACAACTACGTGGACTGACAACGCCCTAAAGGTTGTGCCCCACATGGGACTGATCGTGAGCCAATTGAGCGCGGGAGTTGAGGACACGGGAATACAGTGGGGCAAGCGGCGGCGGATTCAGTTGAGCGAGAACGGCACGACGGATGAGGATATTGGCCCGTGGATTTCACCGGGCAGGGCGGGTGCGCGATGAGAACGTGGCGGGTGTTGCTGGTGGCGGCGGTGGTGTGCATGGCGGTTCCGGGGTGGGCCGTCGATTTCGGAATGCACATCGGGAATGATACACTGTGGATTCCATTCTATCCTTCAGACACGACGGCGGGGAATCAGGTGCGTCCCGATTCGGTGCAACTCGTCGTCTTGGGATCGACAACCGCAAATGCCACTCAGCTTTTCACGCGGGCAACCTATGCGACCGACTCGACGTGGTTTGACAGCGTGATGGTGGGAACCGCCGGAAGTCCGGTGTTTTACGCTATGCGAACCTGCACACAGCTTGCCAACGGTGGTGGCACCAATCGCGGCTACACGATCATTACCCGTGCATGGAAGTACACGAAATGGAATGATCTGTCTCACTACTTCTATCTTGTGTCGGGAACGGCGG